CTGCATGTAAACGTACATTAGCATCGGGTGAATACCACATTAATTGATAGTAATCGTTTGCAGCTGAATTAACAAAGAAATTCCATGCTGCTACATAATGATCTCCGTTACCAGTTAATTGTATTGATGTTGCAGTATCTTGTAAATTTGTTCCGTTTTTTCTTAACCAAATCCATATCTCATCTGTTCCTGAGTCTGTTTTATCTATTTGAGCAGAAAATTGTATGTCATATACCCCTGCATTTTCAGTCTTGATATAAGTGTTAAATGGATCTGTAGATCCAGAAATAGTTACTCCATTTGTAATGTCTGTTGTATTCAATGACATAGAACGAGCAGTGCCTGCTACATTAGTTTGTGTTTGGGTAGAGTAAAATGATCCATATGATCCTGTTGCAGTATTAAATCCTCCTCCGCCACTAGTTGACGAAATTGTAACTTGTCCTAGTCCGTTTGTTGGTGCTAGTATTACATTTGCTCCTGCTAATAATTGTGTTACACCTCCATTTAATGCAAACGATGCACTTGTTGCAAATGATACACTAGTGGCAAATGAAGCACTAATAACACTATTGGATCCATAAGGACCAAATACGTTAGAAGCAGTTATAAATGAAGATGTTACAGCAAATGAGGATGTTCCAAATAATGAGCCGGTTATACCATTAGCTATAGTAAGAGAGTTTAGGCTAGCATTCGAGCCAGAAACAATGACTTTTTTCCAATTGGGCATATCAAATAGTTTATTTGCATTGCGGTTAGATACATACACTTATGCCGTGTATATGCCTACTTCCCGTCAGGGCCAGCAATATTCTACAATAAATATGCTAAATTATTTTTTGGATTGTTGTCTTTCTTTATCGAGAGTAATTACTTTTTCTAGTTCCACTGTATTTTTTGCATCCATCATATTATTGATTTCTGTAATTCCCTGTTCTAATTTATTTTGCAGATTAGTTAGAAATTTTGCATCTTTACCTGTGATGCTTACAATGTCTGATGATTGGCGAAGAAAAATTAACTCATTAAGAGAAAAATCTACGGGGAGTATGTTCATAACTTATTTTTTTATTTGTTTACTATATTGACTTTGCAATTTATACGCTACAGTAAATATTAATTCTATCATTTCACCTTTAAAAGAAGCTTGTTTTATCAATGATAAAAGAAACTCCAGTTCCTGAGCATTTAGTTGTTCAGGAGCTAGAGTTTCTGTATTTTGAGGTTGTATACCTTTTTGTTGATTAATTTTATCTAATAATCCCATAACTAATTTTAAAAACATATTATGAATAAATCCAAATTTCTTGATCTGTACTAATGAATATATTACCTCCGGCTTGATATCTTGCAGCAACAGCTGTAGGATCTGTACCTGCACCTATTAAAGCAGCAGCTACAAATGCGTCTGGGGTAAATGAGCTGCTTCCAGCATTAAATGAGCCTGTAAATGCCCATCTTGTAACTCCACTATCAAAAGCAAATACTTCACCTACGTTTTGAACACCTTGTTGTACTACAAGACCACCATCACCTGCTGAGTTAGAACCAGAAGCTAATAAAATAAATCTATCAGCTACTTGTAAATTTTCTGTATTTTGGAAGGATGCAGTACCTAATACGGTTAAATTATTATTAACTGTTAAATTTTGACTAATGGTTACATCATTAGGTAAACCAACAGTTACAGTTTGACCAGCCATTGAGGTTTCAATCTCATTAGCAGTACCGGCAATAGTTAATGCTTGTGTTTTTAAATTTATTGCGCCATTTCCTGTAGAACCAGATACGGCTAATATTGTGGCAATACCGGTTAAATTACTACCATCACCAGCAAATGAACCCGTAAATGAACCGGTTAATACTGATGAAGCGCCTGTTAATTGAATGGATGATGCACCGCTAAGTATAGACCCATTGTCTGTTAAACTTGAATTTACAAATTTACCATCTGTAGAATTCCATTTAGTAATAGCATCGCTACTTAATTGAGCAGCACCACTAACAGCTACTGATTGAGCAGAAGCCCCATTGTAAGAAAAAGGTACGATACCTGAACCTTGAGATAGGCTAAATCCAGCAGCTGCTGTAACACCAGTTAAACCACTACCATCACCAGCAAATGAGCCTGTAAAGGAACCAGTCATTACTACTCCAGTAGCACCCGTTGTTGCTAAAATATTACCGGTACCATTAATAGATCTTGGTGTTAAATCACCGGCAGCACCACCACCGATAACAACCGATCCTGATGTTAAATTATCTACTTGTAGTGCGGCAAATTCGGGGGAACTACCAGATACTACAACTTTTTTCCAAGTTGCCATTATATTATATTATTTTATTTGTTATTGTCTTAATATAAATATGTAATTAATCTAAACCCACATACATTGCTGTTGAAGTAAACCAAATGCTTCCTACATCAGTTGCTCCAACGGGGTCGGATGCTTGTGGACTTACTCGAACTATACTTCCACTTACAGTTAAAACAGGATTATTTGAAACCAGATTTTTAATTATAAATAGATTACTAAAAATAGTAGTATCACCGCTACTTGATATGTTAATAAAATTAAAGCTTCCTGATTTTATTAAAAAAATACTATTTGGATTTACATCCACACTAGCTGTTACTGATCCTGTGGCTATTCTAAAAAGATTAAGCCCTACTATACCAGATGCCGGGATATTAAATAATCCAGCTCCATCACCAAAAAAAGATCCAGTAAATGAACCTGTACCTCCATTAGCTGTTAAAGCATATGATGCTGTTATAGCATATGATGCTGTAGCGTCAGGATTAAAGTTAAGAGCAAAAGAAGATGTTGATGAAAAATTAGCGTATGATGCACTAATAACTCCTATTAATCCACTACCACCTCCTATAAACGAACCTGTAAAAGATCCTGTATTGTATGAAGATGTAAAGGCATTAAAGGAGCTTGTTGTTACAAAGCTACCAGTAAGTTGATCAACCTGTCCGGGAGGACCTTGAGGACCTTGAGGACCAGGAGTTACTACCTCTAATACATTAGTTATTATCTGGGGTATTACAAGAACGTTTTCACCGTTTTGGTCAACGTTCACCGTGTTAATTGTATTACCTACATTAACGTTATTGATTGAGTTATTTACTTGAACTTGGCTCATTAGTTAACAATAGTAACTTCTTTACTTATTTTTACTTTACCTTCTAAAATTCTAGTAACGGTAGGACAAGCGCCACTACCCGAAATAATATCTAAATCGTATATGGCTTCAGCAAAAGTAAGCATTGAAGATGTACAAGAAGCTATATATATACCTATAGCGCCCGAAACGGCGTTATTCATATTTAGCCCTGTTCCATCCCCATTTAAGCTACTACTTAATGTTAAAAGAGGGGGTGAACTATATGTTTCCCTAATTTGCATTTTGGAACCATACTGTGATAAATCAATGGGTTGCCCGTTAGAATCTAGATAGTTTATTGAGAAATTAACGGTTGACCCCTGCTCAATTATAAAAGAATATTTACCTGCTGCCATATATTGTAGAAATTACTGGCCATAAATATTGTTTTTTGTTGGTTATTTACCATATTCGTATTCAAGTATTTTTCCAACTAGATCTGATCTATGGTTTTCTTTTAATTTAATCCACTTAATTTCTTCAATTTTTTTAGATAATTCTATAGCGTATGTTAAACCATTCATTTCACCAGTAGGTGATTTAATATCCGTTTGTTCATTATCACCATTAATAACAATCTTACCAGTTTTTCCTAAACGTGTTAATATAGCTAACATTTCTCCTTTAGTTAAATTTTGAGCTTCTTCTACTATTAATATATCATCAACAGTTTTACCCCTAATAAATTGAACAGGAAGAGCTTTAATTTTTTCTTCAGAGATAAGATTAGATACTTCATTCTTATTTGAACAACACTTATTAAGATTTTCAATAAGTGCTTCCATATATGGATCAAATTTTTCACTTAATGCTCCCGGAAGATATCCTAAACTTTTACCTACTTCAATTGCAGCACGTGTATTATATATACAACTTATTTGTTTTTTCTTTAAAAAATCTAATGCTGCTTGAGCACATACTAATGATTTTCCACTACCTGCTCTACCAGTAACTACTACTATTTGATTTTCAATTATTAACCTTTTTGCTTCTTTTTGCTCTTCATTTAATTGAAGAGAATTAATTGACTTAATGTCGTTTTTTCTTTCACGATTAGGTTCACGCATGTAATAACATTTGCTATAAATATGAAAAAAAAAGAGTCGAGCTTGCGCTCGACTCTCTTATTATTATCATTCTAATGATTAGGAAATACCAAGAGCACCTAAGCCATTTACGTATACTTTACCATAGAATTCAGGACGTACCATCTTCTTAGCGTAACGAGTCATAATACCTTTACGTGGAGTGAAGGTATTTGGATCGTATACTAGAGGAGTCATCAACAATGGAACGTATGGAGCATAAACAGCACCTGATTCCAAGAATTGAGCACCTTTATAACCCATAAGGATTACGTTGTTGCTAAAGTAAGGGTTAACATATACTTTGTAACGAGAGTTCAAAGTACCGATTTTCTGGCTACCGAAGTTGAATACTTTTTCAAGATCAGCACCAGCATCAGAAGCATATCCAGGGATAGACTGCATGATTGTTGCAATTGCAGGTGAAATCACCATGAAATTAGCTTGACCACGTAAAGTCTTCTGTAAGATTTTATTACTTACTGATTGTAGTACAGTACCTAAAGTTGCAAACCAACCACCTTGTGTGTTATAGAAACCACCAGTTGCAGCTGAAGTTTGAGTAAATGAAGTACCGTTCCAGATTTTGTTATTTTCAGCTGACCAGTAACCAATAGTAGCTGCTTCTTCAGTCAACATACCAAGGATTTCTAAGTCAATCTCCATAGCAATGTATTGAGATAAAAGACCTGTCAATTCAGCTTCAGCATCAATGTTCTGATAAGCGTTAAGGTCTTGAGCTAATTCTGGAGTCCACTGAGCTTTCAATTTACGAGTTTTCGCAACGATAGCTTCAGATTTTAACTGAATGTTAACAGTTGGGATATCGATTTGAATAGAATCAGCAGCATTTGGAATAGCGACGTTAGTATTATCAGCTTCAAAATCACCGCGTAAAGCAGGAGTTGTTTGCTTATTGTAGTATATTGCAATTGAACCAGAAGAGTCAGCTCCTGATAAAGCAGCAGTAGTTACAAACTGCAAAGCAGTATTACCAGATCCACTACTATAATTAGTAAATTGTTGTAATACATTCAATCCATTTGCTAATGAACTACTTGGAATCCAAGCTTGAGTACTTAAAAAGTCAGGTAAAGATAAAGCAGTTAATTGAGCATCAGATACGTTAATTACATATAATGTAGTAGCTAATCCTAAATAGCGGGAATCAAAATTCACAATAGGAGCTAAAGAATCAGACTGAGCAGTTGTATAAGCAGATGCAGAATAAGTAACAGAAGCAGAGAATTGGTTAATTGAATAACCATAACGACCTTGTCCATAAAGACCACCTGTAGGATCTACGTTAGTGATGTCATAACCAGTTGCCTGAACATCAGCTAATGAACCGTAAAGTGATTTACCTTGTTGAAAAGGAGTTTTGTTATTACCATACTGAAAATCTAGATAGAATACTAGACCAGAAGGCATAGACATTGGTTGTACAGATACGAAATCTTTAGCTACGATTTCAGCGAATACACGGCGAACTAGCGGTAATGCGATACCAGCCCAGTTTTCACCAGTTCCACCTAACATAGAGTTTGTACCTGCAGTAATGTTAGTATTTTCTGTTACTAACTGTTTAGCTTGGTTCTCAAGGATAACAGCCATATTGTTTTTCTCAATTTCGCTGCCAATACCTTCAAGAAGACCACTTTTTGCCCATTTGTTAGCCACTTTAGCAGATTCTGCTTGTTGGTTTTTCCATGGATTGGCGCTTTCAAGAAGCATGTTTAAATTTTCCATTTTAAAGAAATTTGTTTTTAATTATTTAATGTTTGCTAATTTTTGCATTCTAGCAATGAAGTCGTTGCCTTCAACTATTTGTTGTTTTTGTGGGGCAATTCCAGCTGCTTTAGAAGCAAATCCTAATGATTCTTTGATTTGGTTTTTGTCATTTCTAGAAGAAAATGTTTCTGAAAGTGATTCATAAACAAGTTTAGCTTCTTTAGCTGATTCAGCCTTATCAAATGCTTTTACAACCTTTAATTTTTGGGCTTCAGATAGATTCTTAGCTTTGAAGATTTTGTTAACGTAAAGTAACTTAGCGTTTAACAAGTTAACTTCTTGAAGTTCTTCACGAAGAGTAATAAGATCTTCTTCAAGTTCAGAAGATTTATCAGATTTTTTAGCAAGAGCAGCTTTTACTTTATCTTTAGATTTTGCTAAAGCGTTAGCAATTTCTGGTCCTTTTGCTATACCAGCAGCAGCTAATATAGAAATTAGTGGTCCTACAATAGCGGCATTGTCTCCGAACATTTTTAACATGTCCATCTCCATACCTGTAGTAATTTCACTTAACTCTTTCTTTTTCTTCTTCTTGTAGTCTTCAACGCCTTCTTCTTCAGCAGTGTCTTTTTTATCACCACGTTTAGAAGCAGGAACGTCTCCTTTGTTACCACCGTATTTACTACGTTTTTTACCTTCATGAAGCTCAACAGCATCATCTAATAATTCAGCTAAAATCTCATCGATATTAACTTCATCATCAGTGGTGTCAGGTAAGTCATCGGTAGTTTCTTCAGCAGAAACATCAATGTCTTCATCTTCACCATCTGGTTCCATTTCTTGTGAAACTATGTCGCGGATCATAGATTCAAGTTCGTCCATAGAGAGCTCGGATACTTCTTTTTCTTCACTAGCATCTTCTTTAGCGTCATCTTCTAGATCATCAACGTCTTCTTCAGCGTCAATTGCATCTTCTTCTTCATTTTCATTAAGATTTTCAGATTCTTCTAATTCAGCGCTTAATTCAGCAAGAATTTCTTCAAGGTCAATTTCTTCGAGACGATTGTCATCATCATCGTAAGATTCCATGTCATGTGTTTTTTCAGCCATCTCGTCTACACCTGTATCTGTTCTACCATCATGCTGTGCGGCCATTCCTATTGTTTCATTTTCTTCCATGTCGTCCATTTTTTCCTGCAATTTAGCAGTAAACATAGATTGTAAACGTGGGGTGAATGCTTCTTCTAGGGCAAGTTTAGCTTGAGCAAGGGCAGTTTCGCGGACAGTTTTAGCGTCAGCAATGGCCTCCTTTAAAAGGTCGTTTGTGTTCATTTTTCCAAAAATTTAAGTTTACGGAAATAAGCTTATTGTAGAAAAGCTTAATGGGTTGTTAGTGATAGCGACGGAGCTATAAAGAGTAGATAGGATAGCTCATTAGTCAGGAATAAATATACGCATAAATAGTAAAACCGCACTTTTGGTGCGGTTCTTTTTAATTTTATCCTCTTCCTTGACCTCTATAATTTCTCTCTGAGCGGTCGTGTTTATTAAATGATCTTTTAGCTTTACCTGGTTTTCTTTTTCCAAATGTAACTTTTTGGGCTGTGTTGCCTTTAACTTTAGCCATGACTTTTATTATTGAAGATTAACTAATTTATATTTTGTTGAATATAATAACTTTGTTATATTGTCTATTTCATTTTGAATCCAACTATTTGCAAGATTGGGAGCTTTTCTTAATGTTTCAACAATAGTAATCAATTTATCAAAATAAGCTACTATGTTTGAACCATCACAATTATTATCTAAACCCATTACCGGTCTAAATTTAATTAAACCATTTTTTCCTTGATATGATTCAACTAACCCGTCAGTTAATCCAACAATTTCTTCATAGTATTCTTGAAGAGCCTTATGAGCAGCGTATGCTCCAGGACCACTAACACCTAAATGAAATACGTGGGCTTGAGTTCTTGAGTGAAATAAAATCGATGCTAATTCTTCCATGTTATATTAGTTTATTATTTTATTTTATTGTCCAGGTAATTCACAAGTACAGAAACCTGCACGGTTGCATAGAATTTCTGTTATAAGTTCGTTAATTTTACCTAATTTCTTTTGCTCTTCTTTATTGTATTGATTATACTGTTTTGATTCACTCATGATTTCCATAAATGCACCTTGTGTTGATGGTGTTGAAACAAAATCCCAACATAATAGTTCAAAATCGTCTTGTACTTCTACTGTTTCACCAATTTGTTTAACACTACCCATACCACGAGATGAAATACCTACAGTAATACCCGCAGTTAATAATGATTTTAAAATATTCCCCGATGGTGTTGGGAGAATTTCAATTTTTGCCATTACATCATCTCCATCCCACCATACTGATTTAACATTATGGCATACATTTTTTAAATTAATAATTGGAGCTTCTGGGTGGTCTAGTTCTCCTAATGCCCTATTTTCTTTAATGTATGTATCTTTATATTTTTGGATTTCTCTTTCAAGAGTATCTTTAGGATATACGCGGCTATTACCATTTTTAGCATCAGCACGTTGTACCACACCTTGAACAATAAGACGGCCACCGTTATTTTTAACAGATTCCTGTAATAGTTGAGGGGTTAAGGAAAAATTGGTAATGCGTTCTATTAATAGTTGTTTCATAGTTCTATGTTAGTTCTATATTAAATCCGTGTTTTTTTAATTTTTCAATAGCGCTATCTATTATTCTTTGATGTTGCTTATCCGAAAATTGTCTATTAGCCCTTTCTTGAAAGTTATAAAATACATCTTCTACATCATCACGTTTAAATTTTAAACCAAGATCGTTAGATGCTTTACTTTTAATTAAGTATTTAACAATATAATCAATACTATTCATTAATGGAAAAGTATCTTCACTTGTTTCTTCATTATTCTCTATTTCTTCATTTTCATCTAAATCAAAATCATCTCGTTCTCCTCCAAATTTAGACCAGTCAATATTATCTTCAAGTTTATCGTATACTTTGTCTAATAGTTCCCCGTTTAATTTAGTTTTTATCATTTCTAGTTCTTCAGGTGATGTTACTTCTTCTAAATTATCACTTCCCTGAATATATTTATATGCACTTTTTACTTCGTCAACATTATGGTCTGTTATTTCAAATCCACCTTGATAATATCGGTATCCATCTTCATATTCATCTTTATTATAATCAGCATCAAATTTAACTATAAGATCTAAAACATAATCATCTTCGTTAATTTTAAAATCAATATCATCTAATTCTATTTCGTACTGGAAGTATTTATTTGTTGCTTCTTTTTTAATTGCGGGTCCAATTTCATCAACTATTTCACGAACTATTTCTTTAATTTTATCTTTTAATTTATTAAGAGACTGTCCAGGGCCACTAGCACCCGGTGAACGAAATTGACTTAAAAAGTCATCAATTTTATTTTGTGTTTTAGCACCCATTGGTACAGATGTACCGGGAGAAGTAGATAAACTAGGTTTATCTTTTTTGTCTTTATTGTTTTCTTTTAAATTAGGAGCAAATAAAGCTATAGCAATTTCTTGTTCAGAAACGCCTAATGCTTTAGCTACATCATCAAATGTAGTTTGAGGATTTTTCCCAAACATTTCATTATACTTATCTTGAATTTGCTTTGATGTAACTTGATTTTCAGTTAACTTTTTTTTTGACTCTCTAACAAGACGAACTTTTTTCATCTCATTCTTTTTGTCATTATTCTTAATTGGTTCTAAACCATCAGGTCTATTTTTACTTTTAATTGGCTTACTAACGTCTTCTTTAGGAATATCTGTTAAAGTAGTAGCAGGATAAATACCATCTTGTTCGTCTACTTCTGGTTCCTGTATTACTTTTTTATACTTATTCGGTTGAGTTGGATAATCATATGATGGAGCTTTGTCTGGGGTGCCTTTAACAGCATCTCCTTCGTTTAATAATCCTTTATTTTTAAGGATTTTAACTGAGTCTTCAAATGAGTTATGGTTAGTTACGAAATTAGGGAACATCATTCTTGCATTACGCAAAAACTGATGTCTATCTATTTTACCTTCTTTTAAGTCTTGGTATTGTGTACTAATATTTTTCATTATTCTTCTGTTTTTTCTTCTTTACCAACTAATTTTTCTAAAATATCCGTTAAACTATCCTTAATGTCATCAGTAGCAAATACTACAGCAAACGATTTTGGATTTTTCTTATAATATTGTTCAGTTTGTTTTTTAGCTTTTGGTAAAGCAGATTTAATTTGATTAACTAATTCTGTTAATTCTTCAAATGCTTTAATTCTATCTTCATGAAGTTTTTCTCTTTCTTCAACTTTTTTAGGATCTTCTTCTTTTTCTTCAGCTAAAGATGCAAGAATATCTTCTAGTTGTAGTGATTCGTTTTCAGTCCTTAACATTCTACCATAAGCTTCTTTCATCGAGCGATAGCCTTTCATCAATTCAGCAATATCGGCTTTATGAGCACCTTCGGTGCCATCACCTTTTTTAGCTTCCGCAACGCGATATTTAATTTCCTCGCCTAATGTGTCGAGTTTATCTTTAAGTTCTTCTTTACTTAGTCTTTTTTTATCGTCTTTCATATGATTTTATTGGGATAAAGTTCTAATTTTACTAGATAGTTGATTAAGTCTTTCAGATAATGCTTCTAATTGTTCAGTTTTAGAAGTCCAGAATGACTCTTTTTTTATTGTATTTTCGGTTTTTAATCTATTTGAATATTCTATCACTTGTTCAATTTCTCTAATACGTTTTCTAACTTCATTTAATGCACGAGCAACTTTACGCTCAACAGATACTTTAGAAACATTTTCATTAAAACGACGATATGATATTTCATTTAATAATTCTGTTTTGATCATATCTTTTAATGATTCGTATAATTTAACATTGATATCTTCATAATCACCAGACTTATATGGATTTTTTACGTACCATGTTTTACCATCTCCACCAGATGCTTTTTCTTCCATACCTATATAACCACCTGATGATAGTTTATTTGTTAGCCTGGAAGCGAGTTGCATAGATTCACCTGTTTCAGTTGAAAAATCTTTAGGTGTATTATTTTTATCTTTATTTCTATATAACCATATTAATAATGATAATTCATCTTCAATTCCTTCACCTTTGCTACTATCTGCTTTAACATCTCTTAATAATTGTATACCTTCAGGAGTTATACTAATTTCATTATTAGATACAGAACCACCACTTGATGGACTTTTACTTAACATAAGATTTAATACTATAAAATCATTACCCCTTATTTTAGCTCCTTGAGATGCTTTTTTTATTAATCCTCTAACGCTATTAGGAACTTTATCTTTAATAAATCTAGTTAGTTCACCTAAACCTGCTTCTTTTTCAAAAGAAGTTCTACCTCTCTCTATATTATCTAAAGATACTTTAACTAAAGGATCAATCATTAATACTGATTCTCCCTTACTATTAGTAACTACTTTAAAATATATTCTAGATGTATCCCCTATTTTAATAGGTTCAAGTAAAAATGAAGGAAATTCAAATTCTGATGGGATAAATCTGCGTCCCATAGGTTTTTTACTTGCTTCTTTATATAATTTGTATCTTTTTGGCTTTGGAGTTGATGGGAACTGCTTGTAATCGTATATTTTAGAATCGGAAGGCATACCTGATTCTACTTTTTTAAATCCATCCTTAGTGTATGTGCTGATATTTGATTGGCCAGCAGCTAATGTGGGTGTTTTTCCTTCATCTTTTCTAGGTCTTTTAAGAAAGTATTTGCTAGTGTATTCACCACCAGCACTAGCTGTAGTTGATGTAGCCCCGTCCATTTCTTTTAATGTTTGGCTAATTAATTCATCAATATATTTTTTTAATTCCTCAGGTATCATAGAGATTGAATTTCATGGATTAATTCATGGAATTGAAGAAGATTTAATATATCTTCATCTTTTACTGATTCACTCTTATCAAGTGGTTTAATAATTAATTGGAGTTCTTTAAGTTTAATTTGAGTTCTTTGATCAGTTACTTTAGCTTGTAATATACCTAAAGAAGCTTTAATTGATTCAAAGTTTTTATTAACATACTCACGTAAAGAAACAGTATTAGATATTTTATTAATATACGTTTTTAATACATCACGTTGTTCAGGTAATAAGTCAGCATACTTTTCATTGAATTTTTCAATCATGATTTTAGAAATCAAATTACGGGTAACCGTATCTTGACTAGCATACTCAAGCATTACTTTATCTTCAACTTTATTTTTATCTATATCTTGTTTTGTCAAAAATTCAAGTAAAGTTACTTTATTATCAATAACAAATGCCGGCTCTATAAAATCTGATGAAAGATGAACTTCAATTAGATTATATATAGCAGCGTGTGCTTTATAGTTATGTATTTTTGCTTTGAAAAATTCTTCTAAGTCGTATTTTTCCTTAATTTCTCTAATTAAGTTATATTTTTCTTTACGTAATGCCGTACGATTTAAACGTTCAGCTAATCTAATAGTTGAATTAATTATACTTTCTGCTTTAGATTCACTTAAAGAAGCCGCTTTAGTTAGTACTTGATATAGTTTATATTCTTTAGCTAATTCGCCGCGTGCAAAATATGTCTTTACAATATCCACAGCTGCAGATTCCTTATTAGACATTATATCAGCTGTGATTTGTCTTGTAAGAAGTTCAAATAAAATCCCAGTATTCTTAAATTTGTTATGCTTTAATTTCACACTATTTATTTACTAGTTATAAATATATATTTTGTTATATATCTTTGATATTTGATTCATCTAATAATGATTTGCTATTATTATCCTTATCGAATACATTTGACTTTTTAAACATTTCCGCAAGCATTTGCTTGTTTTGCACGTATACCGCTTTAGTACTTTCAAGAGCTAAAGGCGAACCTCCTTTTGGTTCAGGAGCTTTGCTCGAGTCAGGATGGATATCCATGTATTTGCCTAATGGATCTTTACCCAATACACGTTTTTGTGTATTGTATACTGACGTTTTAGTCTGTGGTCTTCCAACAGGATTAGTTTCATCATAAGCTGGTGGTATACCCATTCCATTGCGGCCTTTACCGTATAATGACGCGAGATCATGCGGTGTACCATATGACTGGCCGCTTGATACGGGATCATTACCTTCATTTTCAATTTGAGAGAATCGGAAGAAACGTTTTTTATCTTCAACTACTAAATCACGCATTTCCTCAAATTTATCTTCACTCAGATGGAATAAATAGTCATAGATATAATCTGTTGGAAACAAACCAGTATCCATAATATTTTTAGCTAAATCAACTTTTTCTTTCATCAACGCCACTCTTTCTTGGTCGTAAACAATGGAAGGAGTCGTTAATTCCAACTCAAAATTGGTTAAATTCTCATCCGTATACCCTTGAGCATATAGGTGTACTAACGCAATTTTTGTTAATTCAGATACTACTATACGTTGAATACGTTCAATTGTACGAGCAAAACGAATATCTTGTTGTGCTAGTGTTGATTTACCTTCTACATCCGCTTCATATCCTAAGAATGCCTTAGGAACTTTCATTGCCGATAACATTTTATCTCTTAAGTAAATAACATCATCAATAGCATTATATTCAAGACCCGGTAATGTATCAATTTTAGTTGCTGTATTTCCACCTCTAACAGGTACATAAAAATCTTCATTCACATTCATCATGTTATAACGAAGGTTATATTCACCTGACTTTGGATCAACATATGGAGTACGTTGAGTTTGAGTTTTAAGTTTTTCCATGTAGGCTGGAATCTCATTTGGTGGGATATTTCCGGTATCAACATAGTAAACACGACGTTGAGGTGCTCTTAATATACGATGGATTAACATCGCATCTTCCATTAATGCTAATTGCTTAAATATTTTACGAGCAGGCTCAATATATGAACGACCATAAGGAAGGAAATTATAATCTCCTAATAAACGGAAATTTGCAATTTCATAGTTTTCAAATATAGTACTATTTTTATCATTTGAACCTAATACCCCAGTATATGAAGCATTCGGTTCAACTCTAAATCTTACGTATGAAGGATTTTTAGGATCAAGTCCTTCTTCTCTTAATACGTTATAAACGTTAAGAGGAAGTACATTATACACACCATATTTTTCTGATACGTGTAGATGTAAATAAAAATCACCGTATTTACACATTGATCGAATCCAACCCCAAAGATTAAATTCAATATTTAAAATATCATAAAATAAGTTATATAATATTCTTTGAATATTTTCGTCAGATGATTTAATAGCTAGTATTTCACTTGCTCCGTTTTTAAGTGTAGATTCATCCGCTACAATATCTAATACAGATGCTACAATTGGATCACCATCCATTACTTCATAGTCATTATATAATTGAGGTCGTAGTATTGTAAAGTTAGAATACGGAGCATTACCTATATAAGTTCCTAAACCTCCGGTATAGATACGTTGGTATCTATCGGGGTACATGTTTGTTTGTACTACCCCAGACGATTGTATATGGTCCGTGTCTATTACTGATACTTGATTACCACCAACGTTTCTAATAATAACGTCCGTCGAAAATAATCTTTTTAATCTACCAAATAAAGATGTGTCTATCATGTGTATAAATATTTTTATCCTATTAACCAAGTAATATCTTCAGTACCTTGAGGTGTATGCATTTTCCAAGGATTAAGTGTACTATTTGTAGCATTGTAGTGATTCATATATCCTCTATCTATGGATATAGCTGCTATAGACGCTTTATCTTGTTCCATGTTATTTTTTCTAAATCTTAATGCTGTATCTCTTAAATATAATCCCATACTGAATGATATTACTAGATCATCATTATATCCTTCTTGTGATTGAGCTTTACTATTTTTCCAAATAAAAACCTTCATCTCTTCTACTAATCGTTTTGAACGAATAATACATGCTTTTTCATGTGTATATTCTCTAAACTTTTCAATCATCAATGGTCTAGTTTTTACAGATGTTGTGAATCCGGCTACTAAACCATTTATATTTTCCATTCTTCTACTCCATTGATCAGATGTTAAAGCATCTTGTTTTGGAGAATAATATAAATTTCTGTATCCTCTATCAATTGCTGTTTGTACTGTATCCCAACCTACGTTAGCATTTTCTATTGATAATAACGCGTCATTATATTCGGCTGCTATACCTACTAACATATGGCCATATTCTCTAGTGCCTAGTTGTCCCTTATATTCTGCTACTTGAGCAGCTGTTTCAACATCAAACACATGACACGCTGAGTAGTCTTTGCCATCTCCTCTAGCTACGTCTGCTACTACTAAATAGCTCTTATTATAATTGGGTTGTTCCCATATCCATAAGTTACCATCTACACCTCTTTTTTCAATAGGTTCCATTAAATTAGCTTCAAACCAAGTAATAGTATCTGGTTCGAATACTGTATCTCCGGAGGTGGAAAAATCACAATCACACTCCTGAGCAGCCATTCTAATTCCTAAATCTGCATCTTGTCTTTCCCTCCAGTTTTTATCTCTTTCAGGGTGTACAGACCATGGTAATTTAATAGGCACAAATGAATTGTCTCCTACTTCTGCTTTCTGCCATGTTTGATGAAACCAATTACCAGTGCCATTTGGAGTAGATAATGCAATACAACCACCACCTGTTGCTAAGGTTTGTTGAGCAGAAGCATATATTTCCTCAATACTTTCAATGAACGCGGCCTCATCTATAATAAGTAAAGAAGCGGCTTCAGATCTACCAGCATCACCGGCAGCTGAAACTGCTTTTACTTGAGAACCATTCGCCAATTTAAGTAAAAGTTTGTTGTTCTCCAAAGGCTTCTCAGCTCCTTTTAACCACGATGGTAAGTTATCATACATGAATCTTACCTTAGTAACCATATTTTTAGCTGTATCTTGTTTAGTTGCTATACATAGTACGTTTTTATCTCTATGGAATACCATCATCCATAATGAAAAACCAGCTACCAATGTTGATATACCTAACTGACGGGATTTAAGAACAAGGTTATAATTATTTTTTTGGAATTGGTGTAATACTTTGTCTTGAAAAGGATATAAATTGAATTGTATACGACCCCTGGTTGGATGTTGAATCATACAATATTTCTTCATGAAATGAGAAGGATCAGTCATGCATTTAACATATTCCTGTCTTATTATTTCTTTAATATTTGAATCGCTCATTCACACGTTTATATATAAATATACAAAAAACCTAACCTTACGGGGTTAGGTCTTAGAACTATAATGCTGAGACTATAGCGGGGGGTGTTCCTAAGGTAGAACTATTTTATAAGTAAAAATGTAAGACCAGCTATTGCTAACCCCGTTCCTATTTTACCTATTTTGGCTTGTACTTTAAGTTTTTGATTTTTAACCTTAAGTGCATTATATTGAAATCTTAAACCTTCAATTTGCATATCTTGATTAATTACTATGTTATTATAATTTAGTTCTTTTTTATTTTGAACAGAAATAATACTATCTTTATTTGCTATTCTTTGTTCATCTAAAACAATAATACTGTCTTTAATAACTAATTCTTGTTTAGCACCATCAAATTCTACTAAATCTTTAGCGGTAGCTATTAATACCGGTTGAGCTATAGGAAGCGGATTAGTTGTTGTGTCTGTTGGGTAACGCTTATTAAATGATGATACTAATTCAGTTTCAGAGTAGGTATCAATTTTATTCTTTTCTACTTCAACGTACTTAACAACTGTTTTAATTTTATTCTTTTGATGCATTACTTGATAATTCAATTCAGCATCAAGAATGTTTAAATCATTAATAACAGAATCACTTTTAGCAATTTCCACTTGTAGTGAATCTACAGTTTGTACTAAACTATCTTGTTTTGCTTTAAAATCATCAGATAAATTAGAATAATTACATTTATCAATGAATATCCAAAATAACAACGCAACGACAACCAAGGGAAAAATTAATTTTTTCATTTTTTTTTTGTTTTAATATAATAATAATAACTAGGTTCCCTTTAATTTTTTTACTAAACGCTCATATACACTGTCATAGTCTTTAAAACTAGAATCGTCGTGATCAACATCTTCTACTCCTGAGTCTTCCATAATTTCATCATCAGTATCTTCAATATCTTCAATATCTGTTTCTATAGGGACATCAGCGGGAGCACTTTTACCTAATTTTTTAGCAATTATTTTAGATAAATTAGTTGCATCTACTGATTTAAATTTAAAATCTAATATTTTAAGTACTTTATCTTGTACTTTAGGTTCCAATTCTTGAATTTTACTCACTAAGTCATCAATTTTTTTACTTAGTCTTTCTACACTTGATTCTTTACTTTGCTTTATTGCTTTTTTATAATCAGAAGCACTCAAATCACCTTCTTCTTCACGAATTTCACCAATACGAACTCGTGATTCTTTATATGTTCTAATTAATGATTGGATCATATCGTCATTATCCAGGGTAAAATTAACGGCTACTTGAGTTATTGGATCTGATGTAGTAGTAATTTTTTCAAGTGATTTTATTTCTGGTTCTTCTTCTTCTTCAGGTGCAGCACTTGATTTATCGTATACGTCACTATAGTAAAGATCTTCCATATTTTTATTTATTGGTGTATCAGAAACTTCTTCTGTTTCTGAATCCCCAGTAGCTACAAGAGCATCTGCTTTAATTAAAGCATCAAATATTGGATATATAGCAGGCATTTTTGCCTTTCCTTTTTCGTCTACAAAACCTAAACCAAGAGCAATTTCAGGACCTGTTGTTTCATCTTTTCCTTCCAAAAACTTTAACGTATTAGCTAATTTAACCGGGCTGATAGGGCCGCCTGTTCTAATATTTTTAGCTTTTTCTTTAAAATCTTCAGTTACTTTATATACGACCGCTTTACGTGCCATTTCTTCAAGCTCAACTGAACCTCCTGTTTTGAGTGTTCTTTCAATTTCTCCTTTTTCTTGTTGTTTTAGTCTACCATAGTCCGGGTCTGCTTTGGCTAGGTTAACGGAGCTAGGGCCGGCATATAGTTTTTCACGGATTTGTGATTTAATATATTCTTTTAATGTGTTCTTATTCATTATTTGTATTTTGTGTCTGCTATAAATATTTATCAATTGTTTCTAACACCATTTTAATTCGTTCCTCTGTTGTTCCTTCAACTTTTATTAAAAAATAAGGTACATATTCTTCAAGTAACTTACATATAGTATTATCAATTTTTATACGATATCCTAAATCAGTTTCACGAACGCCATTATCTTCCATATTAACTCCACGAGGTGATACGTAAATAATTATATCGTAGTAATCTTTAAGAGTCATAGCTGATTCAACAAATATGCTTTTTTCATAATCGCTGATGGATTTAGCACCTAATGTAAATGAACATACATCCCATATCGTTCTGTCAGTAATAATATTATCATGTAATAATTCACTAGCACGTTCCGCTAGAAATACAAATTGACCAGGTAATGTAGAATCAGTATTTAATGGAATGCCTAAATCGCATAAATATTTACTACGTTCAGTTTGCACACTATAATTCTTAAATTGTTCTAACTCACCTAATGCTTTTGCTAATGTAGTTTTACCTACACTCATTGTACCTACTAATCCTATCTTCATTATAATCTTGTTTTAAATAATGGATTTTTTGCTGGTGGTAATCCAGTATGGTTACGCTTAAGATCTTTAAGAATTTCTATATTATTACCTTGGTATATACCCCAGAAATAATATTCTTTTTTTCCTTCAGGTGTAATTAAAGCTGGGCCTTCAGTACTATGAAGTACCCAAATTTTCTCATTTGCTTTAGGATCTTTTTTATCCATAATGTCATGTCCTAAACGAGTTGTTAGAGATAAATGTAATGTACTACCGTCTGTTGTTTTTACCTTTTTTTCCATTTTGTATGTTGTTTATTTTTTTCATTTGTCTATCTGTACGTCTTTGGTCTTTAGCCTCTTTAACTCTTGCGTTCCAGTTTTTAGGTTTATCTAAACCATCTTTATATTTAATTTCAACATTAATAGGACCACGTTCAAATTTATCTAGATCAAATGTCCACGTTTCAATAGTTTCATCATCTTCATATAAACGAGTAAATTTACGTGTTGTTGGTTCTTGTATTATTGTTGCGGGTCTACCTCTTCTTTCTTCCATAATATAAAGGTATAATTAATTATTTCGTTTCCAAAATACTTTCTGCAACATAAATACCGTGTGCACCACTAACTGTAATTCCACGAGCGGATAGAGCATCACCTACAAAGTGAGTATTGGGGTATTCATTTAATGATAGATCTGTATAGTTAACTAGTGGTTCAGGTGATAGATATTTTACTTCAGGAGCATAAAATCCATAATCATCCCCAAATTCAAATACTTTATCCATTTGATCTATAAAGTTAATAATATAGTCAGCATATTCACCCATTACATATTTAAATAATCCTAGATTAGTTACTTTAAAGGATTTAACAGTTTCACCTTCAGATGTTAATGAAGGAACACGATCTTTAGGAGTAAAATAAATTCCTCCTTTATCATCAATTTGTAGTTTTTTAACTACATCACGTGACCATTTAAATGGATCTTCAATACCTTTAATTTCCATTAATATGCCAAAGTTGGTCATATTGTTTCTGAATTCTTCTCCTTTTTTCGCGTGACCATTGTACGAAACATCACCATACGTTTCTTCAACCGCCACATAAGCAGCGTTATTATTAGTACAAAAGCTACGAAGGGATACGTTATCGAATTTTTGATAGAGTTTAAAGTCATAGCTAATATCTATTAGTTTTTGGAAATATTTTTGTGGTGCTTCAAATCGAACACCGATTTGTACTGATTTGGGTTCATTGGGTAGTTGATATCTATCGGCTAATGCTTGAGCAAAATCAATACCTGATTTACCTACAGCAAAAATAAGTTCATCATATCCCATTACAAGATCTTGTTTATCAGCATTTATAACTTGTACTTCAAAATCAATATGAGTAATTTCAGTATTCCATATAAACTTAACTCCTTTATCTACTAAAAATGAATACCACGCTTTAGCAATCTCGTGTAAGAAATTACTTCCAATGTGCCATACAGGAAATAAACGTAATCCAAAATATGGTTTAATAAATTCAGGTTCAGCAGTAGGGTCAGACATAAATATTTCATCTGGTTTAGGGTGAAAGCGTCTGAAATTAGATATTACTTGGTCCATTAAATTCATTGCTTTTTCTTCACCACAATATTTAGCTAATTGTCCGCCAATTGCTGTGTGGTAAGTTAATTTGCCGTCACTCCACGCTCCTGCACCTGCAAAACCACACATTACTTCTTCTGGTTGGCGTTCATATGGATCTCTGCCTTTATCTATAATAGTAATTAAATGTCCTGGGTACCCATTATCAACTAGTTTAGTAGCTGCATTTATGCCTGCGACACCGCTTCCTACAATTACAATTTTCTTTTGTTTCATAATTATTTATATTTCCATTTAAATTTAAAAACTGTTTTTTGTCTCCCCAAGCAACAATCTTTTATCTGTGATGTTATATTACTTGTTTTACCTGTTTGTTCTTTAATCCACTCAGCTGCTTGTCCTTTACTTTCCCATTCTTTAATTAAATTATCATTTAAATCGTATTGTAATACAGATTTTGCTTGCTTGCGTTTAGCAATACCCATATTTTGTTTATGTTGATCTGAAAATGGTTTGGGTATTTTGTTTCCTTTACTTATTTTTTGTTTTACACTTTCAGTATAATATTTTGAATGGTTTCTTTGTTTCAATGTTTTACTTATTTTATCTCCTGTTCCTAATATACGAGGTTTTCTCATTTTTTGTTTTTGTTCTTCGGTATATTGCTCAGGACCACCTCCACCTTTATTTTGATTTAATAAATTAAAACCCCATACTTTAAATTGTTCAATCCAATATTCTTCCCAAAATTTCCAATTTTTAACTTTATCAATAATAGTTAATGTTATATTGGGACCATAAGTTTGATGATGTTTATATTTTCGTCTTACTACGTCATTTGCCTTACCTACATAAAAAGGTATTCCATTTCTTTCTAAAACATATATTTTAGTCATATCATTATTTACAATAAATATACTAAAATCCCATCAGACCAACACCCTATTTTATCCATATTGGTTTATTATTTAGTTTATTCCATTTTAGACCTTTAATTTTTACTTTATCTTGAATATAATAAGTTTTATAGGCCTCTATTGTATCTTCTTTCTTGTATTCCTCAGGCATGCATTGAGGTGGAGGAGTAAATTCATTATTGGGAATATTAGGCTCATTATCACGACACCATTCAAGTACATCTTGTGTTTTGTGATGTTTACCATAACGCTTAGTAAATTCATTACAAACTTCTAAACCATGTTTTACAACCCATCTATAATGTTGAATTGATTCACGTGTCCATTTAGTTGATGGATGATTAAGATGTGCTTTTTTATATGGCGCTTCACCACCATTAGCCCAATGAGCAGTACATAACATTTGAGCAGACTCAATTTGCATTTTACGAACATGGTCATCACAAAGCTCTTGAGCAGCAACAGTTGGATCTGTATTTATGTAAAATATATTCATATTGTAAAGTTAATATCTTTACTTGGTTTCCAAAAAAAAAGGTGGCGCACTTTCGTGCGCCACAGATGCTATATATAGAACCTCTAATGAGGCGACTAGGCTATGAATCTAGTCTGTATGTTTATACTCCTTCTTCGATATCTAAATCACCCAACATAGCACTAACATCTGGTCTTGGTCTAGATGTTGCTGGTTCTTGTTGTTTTGAAGTATATCCTTCTTTAGATATTAATTCTTTTACTGCTAAGCTATTAAAGATAGGATTTACAGCTGGTTGAGCTACATTTCTTTCTTTAGCATAGTCAATTTTTTGTACTCTTTTACCCTCTTTTTTAGCTTTAAACAAAAATACTAAAGCAGCAAGTTCACTTGCTTTAATACCTTCAGGAACAGCTCCAGAAGCTTTAGCTTGTTTTAAGATTTCTTCACCTTTATCAGTGATTGTGTAAGCACCACCTGTATCGGCAGTACGTGCCATTTCGGGAAGAGACATTTCGCTGATCGGCATACCAGCTAATTTTTGCATTCTTTGTGCTTCTGAGATAAATTGCTTTGACATTTTGTTTTACTTTTTAGTTTTATTTTACAATATATTCTTGACCACCTAACTTAGCTGATATAATACTACGTAAATCGATCATACGATATGCGTTTTTAGGTACATCAAAAACAGGTAGTAATTCTTTTTCAGCTGCATCATAAGGTAACTCACCCCCTCTTAAATATTTTCTAACACCTAAGCGAGCGTTCATTGTTCTTGTAGTGCCATCTGTTCTTTTAACAAATGTTACTGTAAAAAATTCACCTTTACCTGTATTTCTAGGATCGGTGGCTTTAATTTTATCAATTAGATCTTGACGACTAATGGGAATAGCTTGTTCTTTAATAAGCCTTTTCACTTCGGTAATCAGGTTTCGTCTAAATTGACTTAGTTTCATGAATATAAATATATTACTATTCGTTATTCCTTAACTAAGGATTCATATGCTCTAGTAGAAACAGTATGATATTTGTAACAAACGTTACATTGTAATTGAATACGCGCCATTCCTGCCGCAGTATATCGCTTTTGTGAAAATCTTAAATCAATAGATCCACACTCTGGGCATGAACATTTTTCACCTGTTAATAAAGCACCATAATGTGTTTTATGAGGAACATAATTTGCAAGGTGATTATATACTTTTTCAAGTATAGATACATCATTCTTACAATATTCAACCATTTTATTTAATGCAACTTTATCGTTTTTTAATACGATATCCTTCCATAAATCAAATCCGGTTTCTGTTTTGCCACCTACACCCAAATAATTAGCAATATAATCTAAACGATTACTATTAAACTTAAATCTGGAGCGAGCATGTTTTAGTGTGTCGATTGTAGTATAATTAGGGAATGCTGGTATTCTATGGAATAGGCAACGTGTTCTAATCCATGGTAGATCAAATTTATCACCATTGTGACCCACTAATTCATGAGCTTCATTGGCAATTTCTATAAATTTTTCTAGCATTGATTTGTCGTCTTGACTATCATCCCAATTTAAAGAATATAACTTTTCATCACCTTCCCATTTGTAACAAATACATATAATAGCTCTTTCAGTAATGATGTTATTATAGGATATGTTTAGTTTGTAACCGGATTGCCAAAAGAAACCAATGTTTGGACTAGTTTCAATGTCAAAAAATAATCTTTTCTTTTTTAATTCATTCATAACGAATATGTTAGTTGGGTGTGAAAGTATGTATAATATACTGGGTTTCCAAATATACTATATTATGCTTGTTGTGTAGGATTAGGAGGAGGAGCTGATGCTTCTCCCTTTGCCGGAGTTAGATCTTGTTGAGCTAATTCTTCAGCAGATAAATTGGCGTTTATAGGTCCAATTTGAAGTAAATCAGCTATGTTTTTAGTTGCTCTTTCACGATCTTTAAGTGTTAACATATCATATTTTGCACCCGCTACTTTAGCAATAAAATCTTGAGTATTCCATATTAAATTAAAAGCCTGTCCATTAGGGAGAATAATTCTAAAAGTAGTTGGTTTAGGAGCAACCCACTGTATATCATTAACAAATATTCTAAAATCCATTGTTAATAATTTCTCTAATGTTTGGCGTAATTCAGGGAATTTAGCTAACATTATATTCATAGGAGAATTAGGATCACCTTGGTATGCAGATTCTGCTGTTTTACCCATTATTTGGCGAACTCTACCCCTAATATGGGCTATTAAATCTTCTTTTGAATTAAATTCCATAATTATTTCTTTTTAGCTTTTGCTTTTTGAATAGCAATATCTCTTGCTTTTAAATAATCCGCACTATCAATTTTACCATCTGGTTTTCCTTTAGGGCCTGTTAAGTCTTTAGCTTTTTTTTCAGCTACAACAACATTTAATGGATCTTTTTCTTCTATTTGAATAGCACCAGTATTATCTGCTTGAGCAACCATTTCTTCACCATCTAAATAATCATAAGCACCTTGTAAATAATCTTTAGCTTTAATGATTTTAGACTGCCACCATTGTGGAAAATCTACTTCTTCAGCTTGATCTCCATATGCGTCTACTTTTTTATATAACATAACAGCCATTTTAGCTGCTCTCATTAATTCATTTTTAAGCATTCCAGGTTCATCATCTTGATGTCCTACATCTAAATCTTCATTGAATTGACCACTTGGTAATACTTCACTTCTTTCACGTTCTAATATAGATAAAATATGTACTAATTCACCATATGCACGTTCTAAACTTGCTGTTATTTCGGGATCATGTTCAATACCACGATCTAATGAATTTTCAATTTTTTTAAGCGTTGCACCTATTTCAAATATAGTATTATGTATATCTTCGCCTTGAGCTTCTGTTAATTTAATATATTTTTTATAAACTTTTGTTTTAGCATCTTTCATTGCTCTAGCATAATCTTCTTTAGTTTTGAAATCATTATCATTCACTTCAGTAGTAGCATCTGTTAATTCATTATATAATTTTTTCTTCTGTTCAGGAGATAATGCGCTTATTTCATCTTGATTTTTAGCTGTTAAATCTATTTTAGATGAAGCTTCTGCTAATTTTTTAGCCTTAGCGGTAGCAATAGCGTACATATCCGATTTATCGCCTTTAAAGGATTTTTTCATTCCTTTAACAATATCTTCTTTTTTGCGTTTTTCAGCAGCCGTAAGTTTTTTTTCTTGTACTACACGGCGTATCATTTCTTTTAGTTCTGATGGTTTCATGGCTATAAATATTACTTATTATATTGGGTTGGTCATATTTACCATTTTTTACAAGACCAATAATTAGCTTTCCAACGTGGTCCTGGTTTATCACAATGGTGTCTTGCTCGATATGCTGCTCGTCTTTTTGGGTTGTTGACCTTAATATTCATTCGTTTACCTTTGGCTGATGATCCGCCAAATCCAAAATTAACTTTTACAACTTTACCTTTGTCGTTTTTAACGTATACTTTAAATTTCTTAATATCACCCTGCATTGGTTTACCCAATGTTACTTTACGACCTCTATACTCAGCTTCATTTATACATCCACAATCTGCTTCATTTAGCATTTGGTTGTATTTGCTCATGAATGTAATAAATTCTTTTAGATCTTGTTTATTTTCAACATCATATTCATCTATTTGATCACTATTATCATGACCACATATGTGGCAAATATATGTATCTTTTCCACCATTAGATACATTCCACGTATGACCACACTCAGAGCATTTTATTTCTTTATCTTTATCTTCACTAAGTTTTACTTTTGCTTTTTCAGTATTAGGTACAAATTGTTTATCAGATGCTGCTTTTTTCTTTGATGTAGCAGCGCGTTCATCTTTAGT